GAGTGGACAAGAGAGGACATTCAGAAAGATTATTGGGACGAGCAATTTAGAGACATGGGTCGATGGGAATATGGAAGAGAAACGCGCAGAAAGAATGGCGCCTTAATTGGCGAAGGTCGTCGCGATATTTATGACCTTGGTGCTCTTTACGAAAGCGGGCTAGAAAGCTTTAATGTGAGCCTGGGAACTTCTACAATTGTCGCATCGTGGACGTGGGACGCAACCAACCCCAAGAATGGCTATCACTATGCAGTGGACGTGCATGAGGGACTGGGAACAAGTGCTGGTTATCCTCGACAATGGACAGACGAGCTTGCTTCGCCTGCATTGTTTGAAGGAAGTGACGTGCAGTTAGCATTGAAACGCCGAATTAAATTTGCGTTTAGTGCATGAACATTGACTATTTATGGAGCCAAGACCGCTCTGTTCACGCCATTAATATCCAGATTGAGGGGTCCTCTATGGAGGTGGGCATTCTCTGTCTTATTTCCTGCCGAGAAGAGACCATTAGAATAAGCAACGAAAATCATTCATTGCTTGTTGAAGTGCCTAAAGAATTTCGCTCTAGCAGCGAAAGAGTGAAGGTGTTCAACGCATTGTTAAACGTTCTTGATCATGAGCAAATACAGCTTCCTTCTGCAGACTAAAGCCGAGGACTATTTTGAGCTTCTGCCTGAAATTCGCATGAAAAAATATGGTGGTTGGCTTGTCGCTGAAGCAATTGAACAGGAAGAAATTAGCAAGCTGCAAAGCCAAGCTACTATTAGTGCTGTGCAACTGGCTAAGCGTATTGCCACTGCAAAGGACATTCCTCTTGACGAAGCTTTTGGTTTGCTTCAAGGAGGCGGTGGTTCCATCACTGAAGCTGAACTTCTCTCGGAATATACAGAGGAAACGCTGAGCATGATCACCAGCGGCTCTTCAGTGGAAAGCACCAATGCTCGCATGGTCACTGCTTTCATTCGCTCCCGTGGGCAAGGCTTGATTGATGGCGAATGGCAAGATCTTGCTGATTGGGAACTGGACGACACTAAAAATCTTCCTCGCAAAGCCATTGCAAAAGTAGTTGAGTTTATTGCTGAAGAGCAAAACGCTGAAACGCAGGAGGCAGTGGCAGCAAAAAAAGCGACGAAGAGGAATGGTCCTCAATAGCAGAAATGCTGGAAACGCGAGCGCGTAACCAGCTTAAAAGCTTAACAGATTGGAACGAAATCTATTTTCGGCTTTCGGCTTCTGATTTCAATGATAGGCGATGGCATGCTGACCAATTTGGTCGGCAGCCATTGTCTGATATTAAACGTGCCTTAAAATATCTTGATAAGCATGACGTGGCAAAATATAATGTGCAAAGCGTTGCCATTGCAAAGCTTGGTACGATGGCTGCTGGAATGATGGCAGGGCGCAAGTCCAAAGTAAAGCCAGAAGATTTCCTGCCGTTTGATGCAAAAGCAATCAAAAAAGATACAGGCGTTACGGACGCTAGCTTGATTGTCTTCCAGCGTTTAATGAAGACAAGGAGGATGGACGGACGAGTGATTGCCTTGTTGGCTGATGATTTAAAAGCTTTTGCTGGGCGTAATCAGGATCAATGATTATAGAATGAAGACAATAACGAGTAGTTGAAGATGGCAGGTCAAAATGCTGATATGACCCTTAAGGTGGGTCTTGACCTTAATTTCTTCAGGCAAGAATTACAGAAAGCATCGTCTACTCTTGCGGGACGGCCGATTGATATTAATGTTCGTTTCAATAGGAGCAAAATCACCAATGAATTGCGATTACTGAGCGATTCACTTAGCAGGAAAAAATATGACGTTGAAGTAAAAAGCACAAGCCTTGAAGCCCTGCTTAAACAAGTAAATACTTTCAAGCAAACGCTCAAAAATCTCAAGGATGAAAAAATTGAGCTGAGCATCAATGCTTCTGCCAATATTGAAAAATTTAGCAAAGAAAAGATCCGCAAGATACGAGCACAAATTCGTAGCGATATTGTGTCTGGAGGAGCTGGAGAAATTCAGCTTCCGACGAAACTTGCCGCGCCGAGCACGTCTGCATTTATTAAAGACGTAGCCAAAAAAGTAAAAGAGCAAACTAGTGCATCATATGCAGATGGCGGCATTCCCATCGCGACAAAGCTACAAGTACCAGGCATTACTGAATTACTGAAGGCGCTACAAAAGAATTTAAATCGCAATCCAGTTAGCATTGCCACTAGCTTCAAGGAAAGCGGCAAAAGCGAAGCTGCGTTAGCAAAAATTATTCGCAATGCCGAGAAAAACAAGGCTGTTCTGGGAACAGAATTGGCTCCTTTGGGGGCAGATGAAATTGCGGAGTTTAGGAGAACTGTAGAAAGCAAGCTTTCTGGAATCAAGGTGACTGTGGATGCGACCTTGGGCAAGGGATTCGCAGCGGGACAAACTGGCCTGGCTGGCTTAGAAGAATACATGCGCACGCAAGGACTGTCTGGCGGTCCGCGTGGTGCCGTTGAAACAGGACGTAGGGCGCAATTTGAGAGCCTCATTGGAAGTGCTAGCAGCGCAGAATTAAAGCGCTACATGAAAACCGCTGAAATCGCCGGCAGAAGTGCTTTGACTACAAAAGCGCAAATGCAGGAAGCTTTGCTCAAGATCAATGATGTTGCCATGGAGAATATTCTTGGCAACATGAAAATGCAAATGCGTGATCCATTGCCAGTTAAGAGAAGCTTTTTGGATCAAGTGGCAAGAGCTGTATTTTGGATGGCTGGGGTAGATCCCGCATATCTAAAACAGCAAGCTGCGCAAAGGCGTGCATTACCAAGTGTCGATTTCCCCGGCACTGTTCCGCCTCGCAATATTCCCATTGGTCCATCTGGAACCGGCAGGGCATTGCCGCCTGGCACAACTCCTTCTGCGCTGCCCGGTACTTCTTTTGGAGGGCAAAAATATCTTCCTACCGCATTGAGTGATGAACTAAAGAAAATTTTACGCGGAGCTGCATTTGCTTTCGTTGATTCGTTAAAGCAACAGGTGAGAGGTGTCCGGACGGGACTTGGTGCTACGCAGCAGCCTTTGCTTAGCCCTAGTCGCATTGCCGGATTGCTTCCTGCTGGAGTGGGGCGTGCTCCTAGTGTCTATTCGACAGGCGCAGTGGGCGGCGAAACACGCGCAGAAATGATGGCACGCCGCGAACGTGAAGCCCGCATGCGTTCGGACTTGCGCGGCATGGACGTAATTGGAGGTGGCGCAGGACGCATTCCATCGCCTTATAGCTACGCATATAGGGGAGCACGTCCCACCAGCGCGATTGTGCCCTATGCGGCGGGCGGTGCCATTGTTCCTCAGCCAGCTATGACCGGTGGAGCAGGCGGTGGCATGCAGCCTCCTAGTGGAGGCGGCGGGTTTGGTGGTTTTGGCGGAACTGGCGGCTTTGGTGGATTTGGTCGTGCCATGGGAGGCATTAACCTTCCCGGAGCTGGCACCATTCGTGAACTTGGCGACGAATTTGGCTTTGCAACAAAGCAACTTTTGCTATTTGGTCAAGCATATAAATTACTGGGATTTATTCAAAGTTTTCCGGGGCAAGTTGCAACTGCAGTGAGCGCACTACAAAGCTTCAGAAATACACTGGGTGCAATTTCGCCTACAGCGAAAGAAGCGCAACTTTCTAATGAGCTAATTCTTGCTTTAGTTGAAAAATACAACATCCCCCTCGAATCTGCTCGTCAAGGTTTTACAAAGCTTTACGCTTCTATGCAACCTGCAGGCTTTAGCGGAACCGAAATCAGCAAGCTTTTCACTGGAATTAGCAAGGCATCTGCAACTCTTGGGTTGAGTTCCGACAAAGTTGACCGAGTGACTTATGCCTTCTCGCAAATGGCCAGCAAGGGTCAGTTGATGAGCGAAGAAGTGAGCGGGCAGTTAGGCGATGTTATTCCTGGCGCATTGTCCATTATGGCCGAAGCCGCTGGAATGGGCATTGGCGAATTTAAAAAAGCAATGGAGGATGGAGAATTTGTTGGCGCCCGCTTTACTGAAGTGATGAATAAAGTGCCAGAAGTCTTGGAAAAGCGCTTTGGAAAGGGAGCAGAAGGAGCAGCAAAAACTTTCCAAGGCGCAATGAATAATATGCAAACTTCTGTGACATTGTTTTACGAAAGCTTTGAACCTGCGGCAGTGGCATTCTTGAATATGTTTGTCACACCTATTTCTCGTCAGCTAAAGGATTTGGCTGATGGATTTACCGCGTTCTTTAGCAAAACGAATGCACAGACAATCGGTGGACAAGGCATTGCCGACGAACTTAATAAACTTCGTCCTGCGTTTGAAGGAATAATCACTAACATGCAAGCGTTTGTTCC